CCGAAGTTCTGGCGTGAAAGACGTTAAAGTTGGAAGCCAAGATGGGGCAGAAAGCGACGTTGTTGGTATGATTGGCGAATATGCGTTCGCAAAACAATTTAATATTTTTCCAGATATTGGACTATCTCCCCGCAGTGGTTCTGCCGATGGAATAATCAAGGGTAAAAGATATGATATTAAATCGACCACCTGCAAAACAGGAAGATTGCTCTGCACCGTGAAAGATAATCCTGATGTGGATGTTTATATCCTAGCAATAGTTTCGGGCAATGAAGTTGATATTGTAGGATGGGAGTATAAAGATAATCTCAGGAAAGAAGAAAACCTAATTGATTTGGGATATGGTAAGGGATATGCATTGACTCAAGATAAGTTACAAAAGTTTTAATTTATTTTGGCCCAATGATATTTTGATTCTTTAATACCCAAGGGATAACTAAGTTCTCAATACATCTCACATAAGCCTCTTCATCATTTGCTTCCATAAAGGCCACTCCAGACAATCTGAGGATCATGTGAGTCACTTCATGTACTAACGTCCAATAATGTAACTTAGCGTCTTTAAGACAGTCTGTAGAGAGCGTAATGACCATCTTGTCAGAGTCACACTCTCCCCAGCTTTCTTTATCACTAGAATATACTATTTTAATCTTATGATCCAATACTGTGATGTAAGATAACTTCTTCATATATGTCATTACAGCAATTTTAAACAACCGTTGTAAATTAATGATTGAAATAAACGTTAGCTTGAAATTATAAATCAGTGTTTTAAAACTATTTTGCCTGTGAATATATCTCATATACAGAGTTTATTTGTAAGTATCTGTACTAGGGTGTACTTTTGTGTGTTTTTCAATTAAATTTTACCTTATTTTAGACAGCGTTTTACTCCTCTTCTGATAACGAAATACTCTTCGCTACCACCCACCAATCCCTTATAGAATAAGGAAACAATATAACTCTCCTATACAGTAAACATAACAATAAATATAGGAGAAACAAAAGAAACAATAGAGGAGAACAAGAGATGATGGGAAAATAATTATAGATTCGCCTACCTAAATTTCTTATATGACTATATAACTATAGAGGAATATAGATTTTGCTTGACTTCCCTTATTCTATATAGGATACTGAGGCTACTATGAAGGTTATTTGTTACATTTTCGGGGTCATTTTGGCCGTAATCCTTGCTCCATTCGTGGCGTTATCGCTCGCAACGTATACGTTTTTGATCACTCTAATTGCATTCGTACAGGGGTGTCACGAAGGGATGATGAACAATTTATATGGTGAAAACAAAAAAAATATCAAGCAAGAGGAGGTTGATTACCAAGATATTTGGGAAAAGCACATAGAAAGAATGAAAGACAAATCTAGCCTAAATTAAAACACGAAAAGAAAAGAAAAGACGGATCGTTTCTTTGAATTTTTCACTTATCCAACTTTTGGCTTGACTTCTTTAGATTCTTTAGTAGAGCGCGTTGTTACCATTTACTCAAGACTTACCCGTAGTGCTTGTTCTCTATTTGCGAATTAAGAGTCAGTTCAATTGCTTGACAGTGACTTGATGTTTTAGTTTTGTTTATAGTGAAACAACGCACTCAAGTTACCATCTATTACACAAGATATTTCATCTGTGAATGAATTTTTGCCAAATAATGATTTTGCCTGTGAATGTTCTTGACTCAAATAAGAGATTTTGCCTGTGAATGTTTTTCCGCCAAATAAGAGAATGACAAAAGATCTCGCCGTATTTCAGCACAACTCAATTGTTTTGATGCAATTAAGAATAATTCTTTTTTATTGAAAAGTTGTTGACGGGTCGGTTCTGGGTTGTTACTCTTTGCACATATGGAACACGAACCTAAACGCAGAGGGCCGAAAGCTGGCTCCACCTCATTCAGCAAAGTCAAACTCTCTGACCTTAATGAATACTTTGGACCACAAGCATGTGTGATGATCTCCCGCAAATTTCTTGAAAATTGTGGGTTGACAATCAAATCTGATATGAATACTGTCATGCATGAGCAAGCAGAACAGGTAATTAAGACTGTTGAATCGCAACAAGAAAAGATAGCTTACTCCCTCACCTCATTTAACTAATAACCAACTGACAAAATGAATAAACAAATTGAAAACGCTTTTGATGGCTTCATTGGCCAAGAACACATCAAGAGACAACTAGGTTTTTACCGAAAAGCTAAGATGACGCCTTTTATAATGCTTAATGGCGCGAAGGGACTTGGTAAAACAGATGTGGCTCAACGCTTTGCAAAAAGTCTTGGCAAACCCATACTAGAAATCAATTGTTCTACAATTAAAAATAGTGAGCAGTTTTTTGAACAAATATTCATGCCGATTATTATGGACAATGATATTGTTTGCTTTTTTGATGAAGCACATGCATTGCCCAAAGATCTAGTAATGGCATTCCTTACTGTGTTTAATGTGGAGGGAGTGACAAAGAAGCGTTTTGAATGGCGTGAAAATAGTTTCGAATTTAATTTCGAGCGTCAGACTTATATCTTTGCTACTACTGAGCAGGATAAATTGTTTGCCCCATTCAAAGATCGTCTAACCATTATTGATTTTAAACCATATACTGTGGAACAGCTAGGCGAAATTCTTCAGAAGCGCCTAGACTGGGTAAAGTTCGAAGATGGATTGGTTGAGGAAATTTCATCAACACTTCGCGGCAATGCTCGTAGTGCTGTTAAGCGAGCGAAAGAAATTGAAATGTATTGCGAATCAAATAACATCAGCCAATTTGGCCGCAATCATTGGATTGATCTTTGTGGCTTGGTCAATATTAAGCCATATGGTTTGACCAATAGCGAAGTAGAAGTTCTCTCTATCCTCAAGGATCGCGGCGAATGCACTTTGAATATGCTTGCAGCAGCCACTGGCCTATCCCCTACTAGCATCCAAAAAGACGTTGAAATGCATTTGCTTCGTATGGGATTCATGAAAATTGATAGAACCCGTCAAATTACTTCACTCGGAATCAAAGCTCTAACCACAATCCTTTCCAACTAATACTATGAAATATATTGTTTCAAATAATGGCGCGGGCATTGCCGTGGGTTTACTAGGAGATCAAAAAGAAGCAGAATGTCTTGCAACTCTAGCAGAAAATATATTCAACGCTAATCACTCAGATGATTACTTCGCCCATATGATATACCTACCAAGCTTTAAGAAATTCAAACAACTGTTGGTTATGAGGGAGTATTATAATGAGTGGGATAAATATTGGGAATCAATTAACCACTATAAAATTGAAGAGGGAGAAGAGGCAAAGACTCACATGGTTGCATCATTTGTTTTAAAATTCACCAAGGCGGCAATTCGCACGGCGAATCAAATAATCTCAAATAATGTCAAGATCGAGAACTTCATGCAAAACATTTCTAACAACACACAAGCCTATTCACTGGGAACAATCTACACAGATGAAAACGAAGATAACTAAAGCTAACATACAATTGCGGCAACTGGATGAGTTATATACGAAAATAAATTGACAACAAGCCCAATAAAGGGTATTATATTCACAAGTGAGTGAGCCATCTGTGATTGTTCATTCACGAAATAAAGATCCTATAGCATAATTGGATAATGCCCCTTCCTTCTAAGAAGTAGATTTCTGGTTCAAATCCAGATAGGATCACCATCTTCCGCCTGTAAATAATAAAAGGCCAAATAAACAAATTTTTCATAACGTAAAGCGGTAGTAGTGCTACTACAGGGGTAACGTCGGTGGATGAGTTCGTCAACGTTACCCTACCACTTTTGCCTGTGAACTTCCAAGATCTAAATAAACAATATCCCTATATACACATAACATACTAAGCATCAACGACTTATGAAAAAGCTGTAAGTCACTGATAATGAAGGAGTTATGACGACGCACCCCCCGCGCCTCCATAACTCGCTGAAAACCAACGAGTTAGGAGAGTCAAGGTTTATTTTTCGCGCATCACATAAATGTTACCTGCACCTGCCAGAGTCTCACCAATTTCGAGACTCCACATTTTTTTATCTACTTCGTCCCGTGTCCTACTCACCCGCCCAACGTATAGGTTAGGGTGAGAGTCATCACAGAGAAGGAAAATTCTTGTTTCACTCATGGCATTCTCCTGCGTCGATTAAAGCGCGAGCTGTTCGCCCATAGTGTCCTTGAAGATTCCAGACAGAGCCGTCGTCAATCATGGCTTGGAAGCCAGCGACAAGTTGTTCGTCTGTTTCGATTTCCCCACCTTCGTAGGCCATGATAAAGTCAATGTGATTCATGCGTTTTGATAAAGGATTAGTCTCCAGCCCTGCGATTCACAACGATACTTACGAGCGTCGGAAAAACAAGTGCCAATAGTAACATAATCACCGACGGAAAGAGAGCGAAGATTTGAATCAAGGAATGCTTGGCATTCTTTGCGCGATCCATTATTGCACCAGCTAAAGATTGTTTCAAGAATCATGTGGTCATCCATATCATCTTCAACGATTACTTCTGAAAAGAGTTTCTTTCTTTCGTCATAAACTGGAAAGGTGGCGGGCTGATATTCAAAGAATAGTTTTTTCATAGCAGGGATAAGTTAGAATTAAGCAGGTTGATTGTCAATGATTTCATTTAGTGCGATCAAACATTTTTCACGGGTCTTCATGCCAGTAATTTTCTTTGCTGCATTGAATACGCCATTGCTTGAATGACGAAGACCAGTCTTGATTTCAAGCTTCAATCCTGAGCGGATAGCAAGCAAACGATACAGAGCAATTTCTTGTGGAGTAGTGAGGAGTTGCATGACAGGGAGAAAATACCATTGTCTGAGGTGTTGGTCAAATTGTTTTTTATTTTTTTTTAGTTTCATAACTCACTGATACTAAAGGACTTACGGGCGCGTCCCGGCCCCGCCGCCCTAACTCGTTGATAATCAGTCACTTATGACGATTCTTTTTCAAATCTTTTTTCGCTTGTCAAGAACTATTTTAAGAAATTTCCACAAAAAAGCCACCCCTTGCGAGGTGGACAATTTTATCTCATGCTGTCTCTGCAAGTTTGCCCTCGATCATGTCGATCAGAGGTTGCATCGCTTGCAAGTCCATCAAAAGCGCAGGGTATACTATGTCATCGACTATGGGGTAAATTGATATGCTTGTGACTTTAGAGTTATCATGCGCGGCAGACACAAAGAATTGCCCCATGTCAACATTTTCTACGAATTGGAAAAGGTTCATTTGAATTTCGGGCGATGCCTATAAAGTTTGCACTTGAATGTCCCACGTCTATCACGATGAAAAGAGGCAAGTGTAAAACAGAAAAACATGAGCAGGTATTGGAAAAGTTTCACGGTGCAAGTATAGGTTCAAGGACAAAGCCAGTTGCGTCTTTTTTAGCAAGGCCCTTTTCTTTCAGGCCGATAACTTTACCCGAGCCATCCAAGAAACGCAAGTCCGTTTCATCGCCGTTAATCACTTCGTGACCATAGTATGAGGCAGGAAGAGATTTGCGGAATACCATTGCAACATTGCCGCCCGACTTGAGCATGGCCAAAGCAACATCACCATTTGTTTCACTACGCGAAAACGTTAAGTGATAATTTGTTGGCATTTCGCCATTGATAAATTTCGTCATCCGTTCGGGCGATTTGCAATAGTCGTAGAATTGCACGTTAGGGAACGCATCCATCACAGATTGCCCATCGAATCTTATTTTTTCCCAAGGCAGATCAGAAGTGAGATTGAGACGGAAGCAGGGCTTTGTCCCTTTCTTTGCTGCTTTTTTAATCCCTGCCGCGATTTCTTTCCAGAGCATAGACATGAAAAGCGGCTTGTCCTTGAAGAACAATTTCGTTTTGGCAATTCGTGCGCGTTGAACGTTGGAATAAATGCCCATTCCCGCCGTATTCAGGCAAGCCGCACGGCAACCCGCGCTTGACGAATCGCACACATTGAATCCTGACAGTGAAGCAGGGGCAAGGTGAATTCCAAACGTGGTCCAACCTTTTTTTTCGCCCTTGCGTGTTTTCGCGTTTCCAGAGTTGAGTAAGTTCATAGCGACCAAAGAATGCCAGACTTCCGAAAAATTACAAGACTTTTGTGGGTTTTTTTTTATTTATTTTTGCTTGACAAGAGGGTCTAACAGCCATCTAACAACTTCTAACAAATTTGCGTAACTCCTTGATTATCAACGACTTAGGGCGGCGGGGCCGCCCAGCGCTCGTAACTCCTTGATAATGAGCGACTTATGACTGAAAGATTTTTCTTGATAACGCGAAAAACCCCGCCCCTTTCGGGGCGAGGCTTGCGGTATACTGATCAGGCCTCGACCAAGATTTGAGCTGGCTTTGCGATGCGGTCAAGAATGCTTTGCGTTACCATCGTGCGCTGTGGCAGTTTTGTAAAGTCAGAACCCTTGAGGTTTTCAGTCACGGCGTTGTAAAGGCTCCACAGAGTGCCGCCTTTGAAATCCTCATGGCGAGGGTTGCGAAACTCCTTGATGGTGTTGTAAATTTCGCGGACTGGCAAAGCCTTTGCATCGGCCAAGTCAACAACAATGTTTTCAGCGCGGCGGCTGGAAATTTCGGTGTTCTTATACGATTGAATGCGTTGTTCCATGTCATGCCACGAAGTGACAACACGGCTCATGGCGTCAGCAATGATGCGCGGAAGATCGCGCATGATGTGTGTTGTATGAGTGCGTGACAGCTTAACGTCAGACGAGAAGCAAAGATTCTCACAAACCATCATGCGATTGCCGAGGCAGATTGAAGCGGCAAAACGCTTGTTGTTTGAGTTACGCAAGCCAAGAACGATTTCACGTTCAGCGGAATAGATGTCAGAACCCTTGAGGGCGAAGCCGCCGAAGTAGTTCAAGCCACCATTGGCAAGACCATGCTCTTCCTCGCGGACTTGTAAGCCAACCCGATCAAGAGCTTCGCGGGTCAGATCGACAAGCACAGAGTGTGCGATAGGCTGATGCGAATCAGTTGCCGCTGGCGTGAAGACGTTGGCGAGTTGTTCGGCAGATACTTTGTTGCGTGAGATGATAAGTGACATATGTTTGTTTATTTGTTTACTGGAGACGGCCAAAGAATACATGAAAAAATCGCGCACCACAAGAACTTTTCAACTCTTTTCTGAAAATTCTTTTTTCTTTTTCGCTTGACACCCGCCAACTAGTACTGTCTTAGTACTTGCGTAACTCACTCATTATCAACGAGTTACGGGCGCGGGGCCGCCCCGCCGCCATAAGTCGCTGAGTTTCAACGACTTATAGGGGAAGAGAATCAAACAGATTTATGTTTGTCAAGCATTTCATTTAACCTGTCGTTCAAAAGATTAAACAATAGTTTTGCATCTGCTCTTGCATCCAGCGCATCACGCGCAAGACATTCTTGGATTGCATTCCTCAACCAAAAGCTTGTATAAGGGCTATTGATTACATATTGCATTTCTTCAGTCATAGGGAGGCGTAGCCACTCGTTAGTTCATTCACAAATTTAATTTTCATGCGTTGTCAGTAAGAAAGATTATTTGGTTGATGGCTTTTTGTAATGTTTCTTCGACGTCTTCGCCGTAGTTGACGAGCAAGTCTATTGCTTCCTTATCTGAGCCGTCAAGCAAAGTATTGAGAAATTCTTTTACTTCGTTGAGTTTTTCTAAAGTGTTTTTCATGCGTTGTCGGTGAGAAAGATAATGAAGTCTTCGGCCAGATTGTCAATCAGAGTTTCAACAAAATTAAGTGGGTCATCCATTGGATGAACGTCTTTAATGATCGGCGACCAGAAATTCACTTTCTTATGATCTTCCCACCGTTCACCACCTTCGTCTTCATCGGCAATGATAGCCAAGCAAAGACGTTCGGCAGTCCAATCTTGCGGCCAAGATGAAAGGAAATGACTTGCCGCCTTGAGATAAGCCTTGGCATGAAGTGGATTGCTAAGATCAAGACCATGTGAAAAGTCTTCTTTGATTTTGATTACTGCTGGCGGTGTTGGTAGTGTTGTCATGTCGAGAAGAGTGTGAGGTTTTTATTGGAGGTTGTCAACTTTATTCTAAGATCATTACTTCAAGGCCGTTATGATGCCTGTTCCTGTAATGGATTTCACCATCCTGCTTCAATTCTTCAAGCTCGGCTGGAGAGATACGGGTGAAAAAATCACTTTCAAATTCAATCGTTATAAGGTCGGGCCATTTTGGGTCAATGCAAACCTTAGCAATGGTTTCTTCGTTTTCATAGCAAGGCGAGCCGTGCAGGACTTTTTTCCCAATGAGTGTTTCCATGTCGAGAAGAGAATAGCAGAATGCCCCAGACCTGCAAGAACTATTTGATAAAAAATAAATTCTTTTTTGCTTGACAGATGCTTGGGGCTAAGAAATTAATTGTTTATAACTCGCTAAGAATCAACGACTTACGGCGGCGGGGCCGCCCTGCGCCCCTAACTCGTTTATAATCAACGACTTACACAGGGATCATCCGACGAGGAAGAATTCCTAATGTCAAGCAATGTTTTCGCCAAATGTTATTGTGGTGGCTATTTCTACCATTGACAATATAAGTTTTGCCCATTTCATACCATTGAAGAGCATGGCTAGCTTCATGAAGCAGAACCTCGCGCAACAATCTAGGAGAACGCAAACATTCTTTGCTTATGTGAATTTGTTTATTCCATGGGTGACACTCGCCAAGAGTCTTGGATCTTTCAATCCAAACAATGGAAAAATCTTTAAGTCCACAAGACTTTAATTCCATGCGGCAATAAAGAGTTGCTTCTTGTTCGGTAATCATGCGGCGAAAGTGTGGGGGCTTTCGCCCCCTTTGTCAACTTTATTCTTCGTCTTCTTCTTCGTCTTCCATACCGAAGACTTCTTTTGCGAATTTTCTGTATTCTTCGCCATCATCTCCGAATTCATTGTCATCGCATGATCCATCATAGAAATGAGCCTCGCCACCGAA